CGAGAGTCGGCGATGCCGGTTCCGTTGAACACTTATGACTCTAATTTTAGTAGTTTATACTCCCCCCATTGATTAGTGTCCCCGGGGAGAGGTGGATTGGTAGCATGCTAAACCTTAGAGGTTAGCTGGGTAGAACTCCCCATGCGAAGGGAGAGAGCCTTTAATTCCAACTCAAGTTGCTCCATACGAGCTTTATCTTGAGATTCCTTAGAAGGCTCTTGAGATTCAACAATGTGAACCGGAACTTTGGTTGTTCCAGTGGTGATGTCTTGTAATCGTCGCTTCATGTTGTTGGTCACAGGTCTCAAACCTGGGCTAGCAAAATCGACTGCAGAAAAGTAGGCTTGGCCATTGGCTGGCGGGAAACCTTGTGGTATACCACTACTGACAGGACTAGTGGCATTGACAGCATCTGAAGCTGTCGCATACAACGAAAAACTTGTTGTAATCACTGCAGGCGTTATGCAAAAGTAGGTCACGAAGGCTTGTAGGTAACCAACAGAGAAGTTAAAATACACGATGTACTTGGTTGAAACTGTTAGCTTGGTAGTAGCAGCACCAAGTTGAAAAGTCATTGGTGCCCACGCACCAGGGCTTCCGACTTTGAGCTCGTTAACAGCAGGGGCACCACTAGTGGTGTTCAATGTAACATAAGCATTCAAATCCTCAGTGTTCAGGACAGGTTCATAAAGGACAACCTTATAGTTGAACCAAATGAAACCAGGAGCTGTGGATATTGCATTTAATGCTACAATCTTAATGATGCCTTGGAGAGTTAATCTGTTCTCACCCTCCAAATCTGGAGCTAAATAGTATTCACGACCCTTCTCACTATCCAGCTTTGGTTTGAATGAGAAGGGGAGGGAGACAGGTTGGGAATCAGCACCTGGTGTTGTCATGAGTGCTTGGATGTATCTAATTACGCCTTGCTCGCCTGGATCTAACTCAGGATCTTGAATCAAGGACATTAACAATGCACCGGTGGCAGCAGTTCCTGATGTGGGCAGAAAGTGTATGGTGAAACTTTCAAATCTGAACTTGGTGTACAACCGGGAGTATAATGCCAATCTTGACCCTGATATGGCTAAAGGGTTTAGAGGTATTTCCAAAGCATCATAATACTGAGACAACGAACCGGGCACTTGCCCAATTAAGTCTTGACTGACTACAACATGGGCATCTTGGCCTTTGTATCTCCCTTGTTTGATACTAAATCTGTATTTGGGCATTCTGGTAACGACAGTACTAGGTACTGCAATCGACTCAAAATCACTCCTTTTCCTCTTAGCTTTATTTACAGTTTTCTTAACTCGAGGTTGGGGAGCTTTTGGCTTGTGGTTTCTTTTCTTCTTGGATTTACCATTGCTAGACATTTTCTCAATGATCTTTTCACCAGCTTTCATAGCTAATGCTGTTGCAACTTGTTCCATTCTACTCAGGCGGCCACCAAACACTTGCATCTATAACGCGCCTAGTTGCAAAGCTATATTTCTAGGATTGGCGCAAATTGGTTGGCTTACCAACGTTCAAAGACGTCTGTTGTCTGCAACCTGATAGGAGGCGGCGGAGTTTCGACGTTTTCAAGAACGAAGTGCATAAGAGCAGCTAGCACATTCTTAGGGATCTGTGTGCTCAAGCGTGGAAAGTTAATAGGACAGTCGTCGAGATGCTCAACCATCAACACCTTAGTGCTGATTGCCTTTACGGCTTCCCTGAATAGCTTATCTCCGGTAACCAAGATAGCATCCTCAGGAGGGATGGTTTTGAGAACATTCAACAGCAATTTGTCTGCTGCATCAGGTTGTGTCGGTACGATGCGTGCACATATTGTGCCGAGGTCGTGTTCCCTCGTAGCACAAAACTTCTTCCAGGGCTCCATATGATCACTATTGCCAACTATGTAAGTAGTTGTAGCACGCAACAATGGTCGGGACCTCGGGGGTGCGCATTGATCAGCATCAATCAACACATTCTTGAAAGGATAAGCAATGGACAATTCCTTTCGTAAAGCAAACAGCTTAGCTGCATGTTGGCTCTCATGTACTGGCTCCTTGACAGGATCAATAGCTTTCACTTGCGTGAGCATATCCCTTGCTGCCAACAATTGGGCTTCACTCTTGTTGTTACCAACACCTTGAGCAACATATTCTTGTCCAAGGATTTTGAGTGTTACAGTGCAAGTAAACGTGGGCATGTGAGACGGACCACTTCCAACAAAAGTAAATGCTGGTTGTGGCCATCCAAATTTGGAGCAAAGCTCGCAAAGCGCTGACTTGTAATTCACTGTATTGCCATTTAGGATGTGCATAAGCTTGTTCCAGGCAGTTGTTGTTAATGACCAAGCACAATCAATAATAGCCTCGCAGCCTGGCGCGAGGAGCTTAAGGTCATCTAATGTTTTGGACACACGAGACGGGGTGAAAGAGACTGGGCGATGAGGGAAAGAACTCCTAGTGAATAAATCATTCAACCAGGCATGTATTGAAACAACCAGTGCAAAATTCATAGGGGATGATCTTGCTAGCCAAGCCATAGGAATATGTAAAAACCTGGACAACACCCCGCACACGGCAAACAAATTGGCTGCTGTCGCATCCAACTGTCCACCAGCTAGGAGTGCCTGTCTGATGAA